ATTGTTGTAATAGCTTGAGGATGTGGTTTCAAGGCTTGCCCCCACTTCACCTTTCAGACCGCCGTTGACAATGTTCTTGTTCGGAACTGTTTTAACTGCGGTTTCAATCTCTCCAACGTTTGCCTTTAATCCTGCAACATCAGGCAGCAATCCGTTGACTTTATCTGCTATCCCTTCAATCCGTTCACTGTAATACTTTTTTGTAACCGTCACCTGTTCAGCCGGTCGAGTGCCGTAATCTGTGACATACATCTTCACAGCACCGTTCGGAATCGGAATGTTTGTGTATGAATAGTCTCCCTCTGTCTGCACAGCATTTGCAGCAACAGACAGCACAATACCGGAAGCGTTTACAAAATGGACATAATGCGGATAGCTGGAAGATGTTCCCTGATGCGTTGTAACATTGAAACTGATATCAGATTCTTCAACATTGAAATAGGCATATCTGTACCACTGGGAAGATGAAAACGCAATCTGATCCCCAACCTCTGCCTGTGTTCCACCATTTGACCATTCAGAATCAGGATTTACGGATTTTGTAGCAATGGTTTCCTGCCCGTTCAGTTCCACATCGAACAGATCAATAGCGTTCTTTACGCCTCTTATTTTGGAGTTAATAAGAGCCATGATTGTGCCAAGATTAGGCATCGTCCTCACCACCCTGATCATCGCTGGCCGCTACCCAAGTGCCGGTAGAAGCATGGAAGAAGTAAAGGGTTTCGTCATCAATGTTGTACATATTGCTGCCGGTAGCAATATTCTTTGTGGGAAGGGTCGCTCCGGTTTCATAGAAACCTTCGATATATCGAGCATCACCGGCAATGTAACGTTCTTCAGTTATAGTAAGTTTCACATCGTGTGCCATGATTATCAGCTCCTTTTGGAAAAATAGGCCTCCCAGAGTGTGTCCGGGAGGCCAGAGAAAGGGGAGGAAATACGGGAGCCTGCGGAGGTATGACAGGCTCCCAGGAAAGGTTATTCGGATACTCCGTGTTCGATACGGACAATGAAGTCATCCTGAAGCACCGCGCAGGCGAAGAAGGGAACCTTCCACGCAATGGAGCCGCGCTGCGCCAGGGGGTCCAGGCTGCCGGAGCTGCCGGGTTTCTGCCAGATGATCTCGATCGGAGGCTCTTTCTTCTTGCCGCCGAGGTTGACCATGCCAAATGCGTTCTGGCCGTAGACGATGGTCGCATGGACTTCGTCACCGTTGGATGCGCCGCCGGAAGGAACGATCTTCAAGCTCTTGGCTGTGGTCCAATTATCGGTGGTGGAAGTGCCGGGGACCCAGCGGAAGATGATCTTCGTCTCGTTCGCAGTGCCGGAGGGATACACACGCTCGATGCACATCGGAGTGACATAGTCCACATCCGGGGAGCCGGAGATGGTGTACTGCACATAGACCAGCTTGCCTTCCAGCTCACGGGCCACATCTTCGGTCATGGTCGCGGTAACGGTCATCGCACGGTTCGCCACATCGAAGTCCGCGTAGGCTGTCAGGGAGCCGGTAGTGCCGTACAGATAGTCTTCGCTGGTGAAGATCTTCGCATTGTCAACCTCGAAGAACTTGATCTTCGCGACCATTCCGACTTCGCCCTTTTCATACCGACCGGAGTCCTGGTATTTGGCGATATCGAACCAGCCGTCCACGTTCATCAGATCGTGGTAGGTGTCATGGGAAACCTTCGCATGGAAGAAGCCATCCGGGAACGGCTGTGCGCCGCCCTTCTTCAGGTTGCGGACCGCTTTCTTCAGCAGAGCATAGGTAATGACATTGCTCTTGGTCAGGGAGGCACGGCTGGTGACCGCGCCGGGGTACATCACGTTCAGGCCAGCACAGATGGCATCACGGCCAACGGTGTCGATGGTCAGACGGGCCTGGTCGATCAGGAGGTTGGCGATATCGTCAGTCTTCTTCGTGACATGGAACAGGTCCAGCCAATCGGTGAAGGGAACGAAGTCACCGTATTCCTTGGTGGTCACATCGAAGGCCGTCTGGGTGACTTTCTCGCCGGGAGGGGTCTCGCCTTCATAAAGCGGAACGGGCCGCGCAGGCAGGGCGGTATACCGCCACATCCGAACGTGAGTGCCGTTGTTCTTTTCATGCTCAACCAGCTCGGCATCCTTCAGGTAGCCAAGGCTCGGCTGAACCATCCGCATCGCTTTGCGCTGGATGTACTGCTCCGGCAGTGTGCTGCGAATGCCGGAATCGGTGGATTTCATAATGTTGTCGTAAACGCCCATGAATAACACGCTCCTTATTCGTTATTGCGCGTTACCCCTGTCGGACTCTTGCAACGAGTCGGTCAAACTGCTCGTCCGTCAGGTCCATGATCGGACCGCTGATCTGCCCGTTCACGCCGTTGGGGGAACGCATGGGGGCAGGAGGCTTCTTCCGCTGCGGCTTCTGCTCGATCTGCTCGGCCACTTCGTAGAAGTCCATCTCGCCGTTGAGTACTGCTTTCTTGATTTCCGCATCACTGTTGAAGATCTCCATCACATCGATGCCTGTCTTCTCAAGAATCCTGTCAGCCTGATGCCCCAGGATCTCGACCCGTGCGGAAATGACCGGGTCTTCCTTTGCGGCAAACTGTCCGTTCGCCTGCCGGGGCCGCTCCTGCTGTGGAGCGGAGGGGGTCTGTGCCGGTTGCCCCTTGCGAAGACGGACAAGTTCACGGGCGGTCTCGATATCGCCGACCTTACGGGTGCGAACCAGCTCCTGCGCCGCTTCTTCGTCCATCTTTTCTTCCAGCGGTTTGATGACCGCATCGAATCGCGCCTGCCATTGGGCATTCAGCTCATCGACCGCCTTCTTCACCGCCTTGTCGATTCTCCCCCTGACGTAGCCGGGTTCGCTCTTCCCGGCCTGCTTGTCGGCGGCATCCTCCTCTTCTTCCTGCTGGTCCTCGGTCTGCGCTTCAGCATCATCCTGCTGATTTTCAGCAGGCTGGCTCTCCGCATCCTCGGCCAGGAAGTCTTCAGGGGAAACACCAGACTCGTCAGTCTGTTCTTGTGTGCCGTTTTCAAAACCGTCAATCAGGGCATCGAGCTGTTCATCGGTCATGACCTCATTGGGTTCCATAAGGGATCTCCTTTCATCCGTCTGTAAATCGCAGCACGGAAGTAAATATGCAAAAGCACCGCAAATCACGGTGCTTCTGTTTCAGTTACGCAGGGAGTTCGGCCCCCGTCTGGACACCGCTCATGTCCATCTGTGAACCGATGATCGGATTCTCCGCTGCCATCTCGCCGCCAGCCTGCGGCATTCCCTCCGGCATCCCGGATACGCCGCCTGTCCTTGCGCTGGTCTGGGCAATCGTGTTCGACATCTGTGTGTTTGCCTGCTTCAGGTTCTCGTTATCCTTGGCCAGCTTATCGAGCTGGGCCTGTGTCTGCTCCAGCTGCGCCTGCATCTGCTGCATCTGTTCCTGATAATGCTCGTTCTCCCGGATCACCGGCAGGACTTTATCCTTGCCGTCAAGGTTCAGCATCTGGAACAGGGAGGATAACGGGAAGAACTGCTGGGCCTGCGCTGACATCGTGTAGGCCTCCATGAACATCTGGTTCTGGTTGGCGATCCGCTGGGGATCACGGCTGGAGACCTCGATCTGCACCGTGTACGGAGGAGGATTCACAGCACCATTCGTCTTCTTGCCGAAGAGCCGTTCGGTGTCTACGTGGATCTCCTGTTTCCGTCCGGTAATCATGACCACCCGGTCATCATCGTAGAACTGCGACATCAGCCAGATGATCTGCTCGACAATCTGCTTGAAACCGTACTTCAGCTGTTCTGTCCGCAGTGCGGCAACCTTACCGCCAGCCTGAATCAGGGAATTGATTGCCTTACCGGAAACAATGCCCCCGGTTGTCTCGCCGCGCGTGAACTGATTCGCGCCGCTGTCCTGCTTCAGGTCGGTCTGGAGCTGCATCATCATCTGTGTGATTGCGCCGTTGAACGGCGTTGTCTGCAACCACATGATGTTCTCCGGGGTGATGTTGTTGCCTTCGATGATATCGTTTTTCCAATCCGCGAGAGCCTCGACATCAATGCCGCTTTCCCTGCGGATCAGGAGCCGCCCCTTGGAAGACATCCGAAGGTTCATGTCGATGTATGCTGCGTACCGGTTGATGTACCGCATCATCGGAGCCAGCTCTCGGACAAGTCCGTCACCGACAAGGTTGCCTTCACGGTGGTCATGGGTATCAATGACGAAGGGATACAGTCCGTGATCGTAAACATCCCGGTCAACGGACAGCAGGGCGTTACCGGCGGCATAAGCGACATTGATCGAATACCGCTTGGTCTCGGCATTGAACTCACGCCACCAATACTCGATCAGCAGCGCACGGTCCTCGTCCGCGCTGTGGTTCGCGTCCTCCTGGCCTTCCGTCATGCCGACATCGTTATGGCTGTGTTCATCGCACACAACATACCGGCCTTCATCCGGCCAATGTTCCAGATACCATGACCTCGGATGCCAGCTGACCTTCATGACCGCTCGGCAGTCCTGAATGTTCTCTGCTGTGGGGTCCCACAGGAAAGCTTCAATCGGCCAGCGGATCAGTGCGATCTCACCCTTGCCGTAATTCATGGTCTCGTCCCATGTGACCTGTGTCACCGCCGTGCCGGGACCGTAGAAGTCCTCGCAGCGGAGGTAGTGCATCTGTTCAAAGTTGTTGGCGCAGTAGATAACGTAGTGAACCATGTCCTGAAGATCATCAGCGGCATCCTGCATACCGGCGGTCTCCGGGAGGAGCTTCGGCTCCGGCATGGACAGCATCTGGTCTGCAACCACATTATTTATCGTGGACTTCAGGGTCTGGAGCTGGAGCGTACTCTTGCCGTTCCGTTCGACTGTCTCGGCATCATCCTGATCAGGATCGTCCATGTGCAGGATTCTGCGGCACTTCTTTGCCTCATCATGGAAAAAGCGGTTCGACTGTTCAAAGATGTCGAGCCGCTCATAAATCTTGTCCAGCAACCGCCGGTCATTCGCCTTCAGCGGCTGATCGCCCAGGGCGGCATCCACCAGCTCCTGAAGACGGTCATCCAGATCGGCCAGCTCACGTTCCTCATCACGGGGAATCTTCAGTTCTATCTTCTTCGCCATGTCATCACCTCATATCAGGAGAAGCACGGAGGACACCGGGTATTTCCAGCAGGGGAACTTCTCCTTTCGATTTATTTGCAAAATCAATATGCCCTCCGTACTATCTCATCAAAGGGGGAGAAAGGTTTGTACGCATCAGGCGGCTTCTTCGTGGGAGTCACCGGATGGTCCATCAGGAAATATCGAGTGGCATCGTAGTCGTGATCTTCTGAATCGCTGTCTACGTCCTCCGGCTTCTTGGAGGAATAAGGCAGTGTTGGTACTGTGCGTATCCAATTCGTGCAAGTATTGAAGATGTACATCATCGGCCTGCCTTCGTCATCGAACCGCAGCCGTTCATGCACTTGCATCTTCCCAGCAATCCGGGCGTGATCGCCTTTGTTGAAGACAACGCCCTGCCGCCGTCCCATGTATCCGGGAGCCATCTGGTCGGCAACACTGTCACCGCGTGACTTGTCGAAGATCGCCGGGTCGGCAACACGGATGATGTTCAGGTTGTTCTTCCGTTCGTCTTCCTCGCGCTCAAGGATGCCATCGACAATCTGAAGCGGTGTCAGCTCAAGACCGATGTTCGCCTGCCTTGGTTTCACGCCCGCCCACTCGCGGTACAAAATCGCGCAACCCCGTGGGTCAATCGTCCACCATTGACAGGCAAAAGGCTTGCTGAAACCGTGGTCAAAGCTGAAGTAGCGCGGCCAGCTGAGAGGAATCGGTATCGGTTCAATAACATGCGTCCAAAGACCGTCAACATAATGTGCCGGATCATCCTTGAACTCTTTGAACACCTGGCCCTCAAAGGAATCCCAATCGCCATTGAGCAACGCCTTCCGCAGTGCTTCCGGTTTCTGCTCAAGCTCAAAGATATAGTCATCAGTGATGTACGGATTCTCCATCGCCAGCGACGGGATGTACTGCGTCCGAATCATCTTCGACTTGTGAAGCGTCTCAGAATAAACCGAGTGTTCGCGGATTTCCATGTACGGGCCGGCATCGACAAAGAGCTTCTTCACCCAGCCGTGACCGATGTTGCCGGGGTTGCTTGCGGACTTCACTATCGGCACACAACCCAATGCCTTCTTCGCACGGAGACGCGTCTTCAGGAAATCGTAGACAACCTGTTCAAACGTGGTCAGTTCATCGAAGTACATATGCTGTGCTTCAAGACCGGAGTACTTGAACCGGTCAGCTTCATTCTCGCAGTGACGGAACAGGATCTTGGAACCGTTGACAAGACGGTATTCATGCCGACCGGCATTGTATACGGCCAAGCCTTCCGGGTACGATGCCTGCGCCTCCTTGATGTCAGTGTCCTCAAGCTCCTGATACGTTCGCCGAAAGATAACAGCCGTTGATCCCGGCCACTTCAGACACCTGAAGAGCGCATCCATGATTAACGCCTTCGTCTTGCCGCCGCCAGCTGCACCGCCGTAAAGAATCTCATTCGCTTTTGATGCATGAAATATAGCCTGCTTCGGCGTTGGCTGGTAGTTGATCGTGATGGAGGGCATTTCCCCACACCTCATTCCTGATGCAAAAAAATAACCGGGTGGAGGAAGTATCCCGGTGTGTGGAGGCTATTTTCGCTTACGGGAGCGGAGCAGCGGAGTCCCACCCACGATTCACACCCCCGGCCTTTGACCTGGACACCCCCTCCCCCGGTCTCTGCCTGACCGTGTTGCTCTGGAGGAGGGCCGTCCATAAATTTCCGGCTGAAGCGGACCGTGCTGATCCTGCATGATGCCGTCCTTAAATTCTGCAAAATTCACATAATTTAGTATGCTGTCAGGAATGGCAAGTAAAATCTGGTATACTTTCTATACCATATCAATTGAATACGGTATGGAATCATATGCCAAACTATTCGCTAAACCAAGGATTAATGAATAGTTACCATAATACTGCAAACAGGTGATACCAGATCAGACATCATCATCAGGTGATCCGATATCAGGCATTCCCTGAATCTGGACCGTGACGGTGTTCTCGTCTGCTCCGTATATCTTTTTGCCAGAACTGTTAACCGTATTAACCGCTGCCTGCATGGCCAGCCATCCGTCTTTCTCGTTTTTCATGGACTTACGGAGAACCTGTCTTGCCAGGATGAAATCACTGTAATCCTGTTTCCTGACTTCATCCTTCCAAACGGTGTCATACATGGGATGTTGCCGCCATCTGCACATCTTCTGATCTGCACAATGGATGGCTTTTTTGTCGCTGTTCTCGTCAAGACCGAAGACCTCTTTGAGCTTCTCCTGTCGAGTTGCTCCGTTTGCCTCCATCCTGATGAATTTATCCATCTGGACGGTGACTTTGTCTTTCGGAACTTTGTTGTATCCCATCGTCTCACCCCCTTGGAGGGATATCACACTCGTTCAATTTTATGCGTGATAATGTTTGTGCTGGATTTCGGAATGATTCCGGTTTGAATTCATATTGATTTCAGCAAATAAAAGAGAATGATTCAGCGGAATTGGTGATTGCTGAAATTGCCTCTTTTCTGATGTGTGAAATCTGATTGAAAATTGAGCAATAAAAAAAGACCAGAGCAGGCACTTATCATCGTGCTTAACTCTGGTCGATTATTGCTGATTGATCTGGTCGGTCATGCTTGCCTGAAGTGACTTGAGCGATAGCAGATTGACTATGTGATCATGGCCTGTCCTGCTTTCTGCCGGTCATGGCTTTTATTTCCCGGATTGGTGGATAAAAAGAAAATCACCTGTTTGTTTCAGGTGATCTGATGTCTGTTGGTTTGTTGATTGATATACTATATATTGATATATATATCATCATAGCATACTATACTGTCAAGTGCTTGCAGTGTCAATAC